ATCGTCTCCCGCCACGGGGTGTCCGTAGTCGAGGGTCAATTTTACATAGAGCCGATACATGAGGAGGCATAGATGACTACTGAACAATTCGCCACAGCCGATATAGAATGGCCAACGCTTGACTTTGAGTATCGGGAATGGCGCAAAGGAGGATCTCCGCTGTATACATCCACTGAGGAAGATCATCTTGCCGCTGAGGTGGACGACTATCTGAGCCAACTCGGACGTCGGATGGGAGAGACCCCATGACAGCATACATGGCTACAGTGCAGATACTCATCACCGACGTCGCTTCAGAGGGAGAGGCGTGCGATGCAGTAAGTGAACCGTTCAGGGAGCTGTTTGCTGACTGGAGCTACCTCCAAGTAGGAGGACAATTCCTGTCTCCTACCGAGACGGCGCGGACATTCGGCCCTGACTACAAGGAAGGGGACGCATTTATTCCGAGGAGGGAGCCCTCGGCCAGACGTGTGCATTGTCAGGGAAGCGACGTCGCTAACGTATGGTTGCCCACGGCCTTACTTAAGACCATCGATACACTGGCCGAGCAAGACGGCCTGTCACGTACAGACGCCATTGTAAGCCTTATACAGGGAGCTTTGACGCCATAGCAGCCCGCCCCCCACATCACAGGAGACGAGTTGAAATGCAAACGTACAAAATACCGGATCAAAACCTCGCCGCTCTGGAGAATAAGGTCCGCAAGCTGAACCGCCGTGCCGCCTCTCTCGACATCCCTCCAATCACTCTCACGGACCACGGCAGGGACTACGCCAACATCATGAATGCAATAGCCGGAAAGGCCGCTCCGGTGCTCACGCACAAGGTCACCATCGAGGGGGAGCTTCCGAGGCTGGACGGACACGAGGTCATCTGTAGACTCGTCACAAAAATAGACGGCACCCGCCGGAGCAGTTCGTCCCCTGACGGCAGGGAGCAGGTCTTCGTCTACCCCCTACCCTCTCAATGGTGGGAGCGGGAGGACGCGGGCCTCCCTCCTGAATACATCAACCCGGAGACCGCACGGCGGTGCGACCACTGCCATACGGTGAGACGACGAAAGGAGACTTTTGTCCTTGAGAAGGACGGCCAGCTTGTGGTCGTCGGGTCTACCTGCATGAAGGACTTCACGAAATCCGGGGATCTTTTCGCCGCCTTCGCGGCGACCCTCTCGGAGGTCCTCTCGCTGGCCAAAAAGTCAGAGCAGGGACATATGATCGACTGGAACCTCGTCAAACCTGTCTTTGAGTTGAAGAAATTCGTGGCAATATGCGCCAGTCTTGGCCCCTATATAAGCTTCGCTAATGGCTTAAGGTCCGACGTCGCTTTGACATGGCCCACCTGCGGCAAGCCAAGTGCTCGAAGGTCTGATTCACCTTTCCCTGACATGACCCACTCACATACCAACGCAAGGGCACAGAGTCTATACTTCAGCGACATGGAGGTGGCTGATAAGGATTTGGAACTGGCCGAGGATGCCATAGCATGGACCCGGGAGACCCTCTATGCAGAGCAGCGAGGACGCGACTTCACCGGATCGTGGCAAGATGGACCGGGACGCGGAAACATCGCCGCAGCAGCGCAGTTCGACTATATCGACTATGACATGACCCCCTTCGCTGCCAAGATTTCCCACGTCTACCTGACCCGCAACGGTGAGCACGAGGAAGACGTCAGGCCCGGGCCCACCGCCTCAGAGTGGGCTGGAGACGTCGGAGATTCCATACAGACGCTTGTTTGCATAGAGGAAATTCGGACCACCCAGTCGAAGTTCGCAGATGAGAATCTGTACATCGTTGAAATGCGGGACCGGGAGGGACGAGTCTTTGTGTGGTTCAAGTCAAAGACCCCTCCGACGGGGCCGGGAAAGGACCTGATAAGGAAGGGCGAAGAGCGCCCGATGGAAGGAAAAATCTCTCGACTGAACACGTTCAGGGACGTAAAGCAGACCGTGATGAACCGAGTCAAGTTAGGAAGTTCGACCTAAGGAGCGGCGGCGTGATGGGCATCTTAGAAGACTGTCCATCGGAAAATTTCCGCTTGACATGGCGGAATCGCTGCCGTATATTTCTGCCCCTCGACAGGGGTCGGCCCGAGAAGGAAGGGCTCCCCTGACGGGGCATCACATCTCTCTCACAGGAGGTTACATCTCATGGCTCGATCCCTTGCACCGTATATCGCCATCCAGACCGGCTGGCCCTCCCTCTGGCTTGGAGGGCCGGGGACGGGGAAGACCAAGCACACCTACCAGATATCTGACGTTCTCCGGAGAGGCCTCGGCCACGAACCCGGGGGGTTCCCCCTCGTTGACATAGTCCTTAACACGAGCGAACCCTCAGACGTCACCGGGCTCCCGCTCATCAAGGGCTCCACAGTAGAACGTGCCCTGCCCGATTGGTTCTCCGTTCTGACGGAGGCCGGGAGAGGCATACTCTTCATCGATGAACTCACCACCTCAGCCCCAGCTTTACAGGCAGCAGCACTCAAGCTCATTAATGAGAGGAAAATAGACAGCCACCGCCTCTCAGATGAGGTGTGGATCGTTGCCTGTGCGAACCCCGCAGACGAAGCCGCAGGGGGGTGGGATCTGGCTCCGCCGATGGCTAACCGCTTCTGGCACTATGAGTGGACCGTGAGCCCTATGGATTGGGCAGACTCTTTCAGGGATGAATTTCCAGAGCCGACAATACCGATGCTCCCCCCGTCGTGGAAGGCGCACGTAGGAGAGTATCGAGGCCTCATCTCAGGATTCATCCGCTCTCGACAGGAACTGCTCTATCAGTTGCCCGAGGACGAGGTTGAGGCGGGCAGGGCGTGGCCCTCGCCACGCACTTGGGACATGACGGCTGACCTGCTGGCTGCGGCCAAGGCCGTCAACGCAGATGGCCTGAGCACAACCGAGCTTGTCACCGGAGCCACCGGAAGGGCAGGGCTTGAACTGCTGACCTACATCGAGCAACTGGATCTCCCTAACCCTTTGGAATTGCTCCGTGATCCTGAGAGCTTTGAGCTACCTGAGAGGGGCGATTTGCAGTATGCAATTATCTCCTCAGTGGGAGGGGCAATCTGCAAGATCATTGGAGATGAGATCCGAAGAGGAGTGAAGGATCTGTCAGCCCACGATCACACATGGATGTCGGCGTGGAAGATACTCGGGGCAGCCGCACGGGGCGGTGCCGCCGACATCGCCACCCCGACAGCCAGAAAGATGTGCCTTGCCTGCTGGGACGAGAAAAACGAAAACAATGGCCTGACGGTCCCCACCGAATACATGGAGCCGTATATCGAAATGCTCACGGCAATGGAATTCTTCAAATAAGGATTGCCAAAGAAGGGAAGTGAAATGACCAACGCAAAGACACTCATGATGGCCGGGAGGGCCTTGCTTCAGGTGGATCGGCCCTACCTGACGACCGCCATCTACAACATGCAGATGGTGGAGTCGAAGGACTGTGCCAGCTTGGCGGTAGACAAATACTGGAGGATCTACTACAACCCCGACTTCCTCAAAGGCTGGAAGGTGCATGAGGTCGCCACCCTGTGGTATCACGAAGTGCTCCATCTCCTGAACGATCACGCGGCCCGGGCTGAGGCATATGCCCGGCAACAATGCATTCTTCACAAAATGACTGAATTGAGCCATCACATCTGGAACATCGCTGCGGATTGTGAGATCAATGATGGCCTTGTCAGAGAGGGCCGCCCAGTTAAAGGCGGGTGGAAAAAGGAGGGATGTACCCCCGCAAAATTTGACCTGCCAGACGACAAGCTGGCTGAGTTCTACTGTAGAAAACTCTATGAGCGCCGCCCTCCGGAGGAGGACAATGACTCAGAGGAGGAGTCAGAACAGAGGCAGGCCCCTTCGGGCACTGAGGCTGAAGAGCCAAACGCGGCGGAAGCACCTCCGGCTCCGGAAGGTTCAGCCGATGGCGGCGAAGATTCATCTAAAGAAACGAAAGATCCACCCAGTCGCGGGCCTCTTGGCCCCTCTTCCGATCACCACGAAGACGTAGGCCACGCCAACGAGGGGTCAGGGGTTACCGGAAAAGAAGAGGCCTTTGAAGAAGGGCCGCCGCCGGCGGAAGGCGACAGGACGCGGAAAAAACAACAGAAGAAAAACGAGAACTTTTCTCCGGACTCCCAATCAAGGCAAGATGAAGTCGGCAAGGATGCCTTGCCGGGCGTTGACCCAAGCAGGGCCGACCTTCTCAGGCAGAAAACAGCCGACGAGATCCTTCACCACTCACGAACCCACGGCTCTGTCCCCGGCTCCTTGGAGCGCCTCGCGGAGACAATCAAGCGGCCTCGGGTAGACTACAGAAAGGAGATTGCAGCACAGGTGCGTCAGGGAATAGCAGCGAAGCGAGGCGCTGTGGACTACAGCTACTCTCGGCCTTCCCGCCGGCAGCAGGACAAGAACTTTGTGCTGCCTACCATGGTTTCGCCTGAGGCGAACGTCGCTATCATCAGGGACACGTCAGGCTCGATGTATATAGACCAACTCGATCAGGCAAACGGGGAGGTTGAGGGGATATGTCGGGCCGTTGGCCTGAAGAAGGTCGCAGTCTTTGATGTGGACACCATAGTTCATCAGGTGAATCAGGTTCGCTCCGGTTCAGAGTTGACCCGCTCTCTGGGTGGAGGCGGAACGAACATGGGGGAGGGGGTGGAGGCGGCGACCCGCCTGAGGCCCCGACCGGACGTGTGCATTGTCCTGACAGACGGGCTGACCCCGTGGCCGGACGTTGGGCCACATAAAATGAAGGTCATCATTGTCCTTTTGGGGGAGGAGTATCCTGCTTACCCGCCTCCATCATGGGCTAAAACAATTCGCATCGAAAACATCTAAAATCAGGAGGAGGAAGTGGAGGTGAAGCACTCGACAGCAAAGAGAAGAGCAGCCTATTTCTCGACATGGGACAGTACTTCTGACTCTCTGTTCAAAGCGGTCTACAGCCTTGACGCATTCGCAGAGGCTCTAATAGAGCCAAGAAACGGCTTTACGGAACAGCAGCAGGGAGACTATTTGATATTAGTAGAATATCTGCACGGAAGGATAGATGAAATCAAAGACCGACTAAAACAGGAGGAGAAATGAAATTAACAAGGGCGCAACGGCGCATCCTCGGGATAATGCACGAGCAATCTCAATCAATCCAGACAGTTGGCGACGCATCGACTGTGTGGGACCGCAAGAGAGGGCCGACGCGAGTGAATGCTGTTACTCTGGCCCTCTTGAAGCGACAGAAACTCATCCGCAAGGCCAGAACATACTCTTCTGGCACAGCCTATGTCCTCACCCGGGCCGGGGAAGGAGCCCTGCTATAATGGCCAAAATGACACCCAAAACCGTCCGCGAGTTGCGGCTGGCGTATGACGGAATCATCCGCGTGGAAGGCATTCCTTCAGAGCCAACGAGGAAGGCTCTGGCCGACCACTATCGGGTCAGCGATTCAACCATCTACACCATCTGCACCGGGAAGACGTGGCGCAACGTCTCCCCCCCCAAATGCTACCGGACAGACCCCAAGCGAGGGCCGAAGCCCCTGACGTCCGGCATGAAGATCCCCATCGACGAGAGGAGAGTCATTCGGGAGCGCTTCTCCAACGAAAAAGATCTTACCAAGATGAGCCTAACTCGTGAGTATGGCGTCAGCAGACAGACCATCTACACCATCCTTCATGAGGAAGATGGAGAGGCGGCATGACGCCGGGTGGCATGGACCCGTATTACGGCCAGTGGTACAGCGACGATGACCCTGCCGACTATCGCCGTGGTCCATCTGGATGGTGCAACTTGGAAGGCGACGAGCAAGCGAAGGAACGACAACCATTAAGGAGGATCGATGCGACGACGTATCCCGCACGTATACCACACCGTCACTACCTGCGCAATCGGAAGGACGGTGAGTGATGACGCGTGATGCTACCGACAGGCTCGGACGGTGGATAGCAGCCATAGCAATGGCCTACCTCACAATGCGGATCGTCCCGGCCCTTTTGCAGTGGCCGTGAATTACAAAACACTTTAACAGGAGAGTATCCAACGCACGCTTGGCGCCCTTAGCATGCACTTGCATGGGGGGCAACAGCATGCAACAGGAGGGAGTGAGGATATGAGTTACCATGCAATTCTCCACAAGGTGGGCCCCGGATTTTACACGGCCCACTCTCACAACAGGCTGTATGTCGTGTGCAGGGCCTCGGCCCGCCGATGGGGGATATGGGAATTAAACTTCATCCCCCCGGCAAAGCGGGGGTATGTCATGGGCCTTGAACTCAACGGCTCCGTGGTGCGAAATCCCCACGATGACATCCCGCCAGCACGCGGATATCCGCCGCCAGATCCATCTTTGAAAACCGTGCCAACTCGCGGGTCAATCCCCGTGCAGGATGTCGGGAGTTACGAAAAATATGAAACGTGGAGGAACCAGTTGGGCTCAACTTCGTTCCATGGCACCATCTACCGGGGGGAGATGGCCTCGCCCTTGGCAGAAGTCAAAGCTCTGAAGCAGGCAGGTGAATGGATCGCACAGCATCACACCAAAGAGGCGCTTCGCATTTTTGCCACCCCCGCTAAGGACCCCGACTCAGACCCGCAGCCGGAAAGGTAGAGATGGATATAAAACTGATCGACTACTTCGCAGCACGCGCTCTGGAGGGGATCACCTCCCACCCGGAGGGCTTTAATTGCCCTGCGGAGGACGCAGCTGCCGTCGCGTACAAATACGCCGTCGCAATGATGCAAGAGCGGGAAAAAGTACAAATACACTATCGCAATGTCCGTCTGTCCGACTTCGACTCAGGAGGGGGAAGCCACGATGCAAAAGAAACTTATCAAAGAAGCACTCCTAAAAGGGATTGACCTCACACCCCTTTACGCTCTGCACAATTTCGGATGCCTTCGACTCGCGGCACGAATAAATGAGTTGCGTAACGAGGGGATGCAGATCGAAACAATCCTGAAACCAGACACGTCCTACGCCACATACACGCTACTTATACCCACTAACAGGAGGAAGTGAAAGGGAGTGAAACTGGCTTACCCACTATGCCGCAAGGACGAAGTGTCAACCCTGCCGACCATTCCCTTTAATTCGTAACACACCATCATGACACGTCTCCGTGCGTTCCTCCGACGTCCTCCATGCGGACTGTCACCGTGGCCCTCACCCACCTCTGTTCACGGACGACAGTTACATCCCGCGTCCATACGGCGATGTCGCCGTCCTCCATCCCGCTGGTATACAGGGACTGGGCTTCCCGGGGGGCCGATCTCAGCATGGCCTCCACCTCAACAGGGAGTTTCGTTCCTGTCCCTTGCAGCTGCCTGCGGAGGCCGCGCAGGGCATGACAGGACAGGTGCTCCCATACGGCATGATCCAGCAGAACCTCCTGCTTTGCAGGCGGAAGATCGACCACCTCACGATGGTGGCCCCATGATAGCTCTCGCCTCCGACGCTCCGGAGGGAAGGTTCTGGAAAGGCGCTGTGCGCGGGTCAAGGTATCGAGGTCATAGTCGGTGCCCTCGACCACCTGTGCGTAGCTCTCCCCGAATTTACCCTCACCGAAGTTCAGCAGATCACCGAGGGCCCATAGAACCGACCTATGGAAGGAGCGTAGCGCAGCTACGGCCCTCTCGTACTCATCATACTCCATCTCGGGCGGGGGAGAATACCCCACCTCGCTGTAGTTTCCCGGCAACAATGCGTTATTCACAGAAGGATCTCCACGGTTTTTGTACAGTTTTCTGCCCGGTCAACATACATCTGGTCGAAAGGACAGCGCAATGGGCAACACGATACCTGACGCCGGCTTGCCCAAGTAAGGTATCACCTGACGCCGGCTTGCCCAAGCAAGGTATTCTAACGGCGCTTACAGTGCCTTGGTGGACTTCTTCCGCTTCTTTCGCCAACTCACCAGCTGACAGAATATTCTTGACTTTTGCGCTATAACGGGCTATCTTAGACCTGTTCACCCCCCATCCCAGCACATCTCACAGGAGGTACCATGGCCGACTACGAAAAAATTCCCATTCAGGAAAACGTCCCCCTCACCATAGAACTGCTGTATGACGACTGCCGTCGGTGGGAAGCCTCACAGGCCGGATGGTCTGAGTCGTTCACCCTCACCTGCAACGCCAAATGGAAGGACCGCAGCGGTGAGCACGCAGTGGAACGAGGGAGCCTGCGGCTGACCGCCAAGCTTTTGACCGAGATGCTGCGGATCGGCATCGGCAAGGGGGCGTCAGTCTCTATCGAAAAGTTCCGTGAAGAGAGCCATACCGACTACACCCTCACGCTGCTCACTCCCCCCGAAACCGCAGGGCTGTGGGTCAAGGACCGGGAAGGCACCCTCGTCGGACTCGACGGAGCCCCTCATCATGGCATGGTGGGCAGTGGTGGCGTGGCAGATGCAACCGCCTCTGGCTGGAACAACACCCCAGCAGCAGCCCCGGCGGCACAACAGCCCCTCGGCCCAACTGAGGGCTGGGAACAGGCCCTCGACTTACAGCAGGCGCTGTATACTGAGTGCCTGAAGAGGGCATTTGAGATCTGGATGGGGTACCACGGCGGCAAATCCGACAATGTGGATGATTCGACGCTGCACGCCACCGCTGCCAGTCTCTGCATCCCGCTTGAACGCAAAGGCGTGCGCGTGCCCGTGCTGGAGCCATGGGAGGTCGATGGGATTGATTTCGAGGATTCATCCTCTGAAGCGAATCCCCATCCGATCCCTGAGCCCCCTCAAGACACAGCTGCTCCTACCTCCGGCCCTCAGGAGGAGGTGCCCCACACGGCCGACACTCTTCCGTTCTGATGGAATCCATTAGCGCCCATCCAGACGCAGCGTGGGGTGGCAATAAATCATGGCCGATGCCGTCTGATACAGTCCCCGACGTCACCTACACGGTGGGCCGGCATGGCGACCATGAGCCTGACGAGGATCTATGGACCTGTACCTGCCCCGGCTATCAAGCTCACAGCGGCAGCAAAATGCATTGGTGGTGCAAGCACATCAGAGCCATCATGGAGCAGCAGATCTCGTGCCTCCGATACGGGAGCATGTGGCGGCGGTACGCTTGAACAGTTTTTGACCCCCAGAGGGGGGTCCGGTTGCCCGCTATTGGGAGCGGGCGCTGACAGCATGGAGGACCTCCGCCCGATATCATGTCGGGTCCAATCCCCTCCGCATAATGCTGACTCCTGTGAGACCGGGCTCCCCTCACTTTTTTTAACAGCACCACTCTGCGCGAACCCATCGGCTGCTCCGCTCCCTCTGAGAGGATGATAGAGCAGTCTGGACGCCGACTCGCAGCGGCCACTGACCCCGGGCAGTAATCCAGCCGGTAGGTTTCATCTGTGCCTGCCTTGGGTGGGAGCCGCCGAGAGGTCGCTGCCTTCCCCTAAAACGTCACAGTGATTGTGGGGATAGTTTCATGGGAGCCTTCAAAGGCTGGCATCGGGATGGGCGTATCCCGGGATGAAGGGGGGGGTGAAGGTGTGTCTGAATGGCAATAAAGACATTAATTGAAACGAGGTGGCTATCGGTGTACTGCTGCTCCAACGGGAGGAAAATCACCAGAAGACAATCAGCGAACAACCGGCAGCGAAATCAGTCCCGCCGCCCAAAAAGAAAGAACACTGAGGGTACGCAATCAGATGATGTGAGGGAAACGACATGACGCCTGAAAAAATCATTGATATTGCCCTTCGCAGGGCGGGTCTGACATCGAGTTCCTCGGACTTCAAGGACAACGCTCGGGAGTATCTTAACCTCGCGTCCAAGGATATTACGGGGTATTGGGATGTAGATATTTATCCTACTCCCGATTCCACGAATACAATCTCTTATCGGTACTTCAGAGCGGTTGAGAAAGAGAATGTGGAGTGGCTATGAGCCGATTTTCCCAAGCATGGGATTTTATCCAGCGCGACACCCTCCCCGACAGGAGCGAGTGGGATCGCATCTATGACTCCATCTATGAGTTTTCCGATCTCGTCAGACTCCGGAATGAATACCGTGACGAACATCACCGTATGCCGTCAGACTTCTCCGCCGGCGGCGACATCGCCGTATGCTCCGTGTGTAACTACAAAATGGATGTCTCCAGATATGAACGCGGCGAGAGGACCGCGTGTCCCCTGTGCGGGGAGTCACTGACAGTCTACAAGTGGACTACGTAGCGCAACAGGATCTTTTCCCGCTTCCCATCGAAGACGAGATCCAGCTACATCTCAGAAACAACTACGCCTCCCTGATGTGCCGATTTACCAAGCGGCACGATTTCAAATTCTTTTCAAAACTGCGCGGCATATACGGCTACAAGATTCCCCTTCTTGCAGCAGAACGTCTCTCCGTTGACAACCCGGAATACAGAGATTTTTACTCGTACATTATGGCTACTTGCTGGGCCATCAAAAAGGAGGAGGATGAACATGAACGGAGCTGAAGATCTTGAACAAGGCATTCTCGGCAGCTTTATCTTGCAATCAGACGCAATTCCGGAGTTCGCGGGCCAGCTGACAGCCCGGGACTTTTACGACGACCGAAATCGAGCCGTCTTCACGGCACTCATCGATGCCCATGAATCAGAGGGCAAGATGGACCTTCGCCTTTTCACGGACTATCTACTGAAAAACGACCTCATGGAGAAAGCTGGAGGGCCTCTCTACGTTTCGGATCTCGCCTCCCAGTATGCATGCATCCCCTCCCTCATGGAGAAATACATAAGGCGGGTGCAGGAGGAGTCCGACAAGCGCACGCTCAGGGATATAGGGCATACGCTCGTGTCTGATTCCGACAGAATGGAGGTGAGCGTTGAAGAGGTTTACACTCGTATGTCTGAATCCCTGACAGCGCTTACTTCGCAGAGGCCAGCAGAGGGTGCCACCCGCGCATCTGATGTAATTGCAGAGGTAGATCGGGATCTGCGTCAGGCCATGGAAATGAAGAAATCTTTCGGTGGGCTCGACACAGGCTTTGATGTCCTGAACACCACCCTGAACGGATTTTGCGGATCTGAACTGACCGTGATCGGGGCACGTCCATCCGTCGGGAAGACCACCCTTGCCCTCCAGTTTGGACGACAGGCGGCCTTCCATGGGAAGGTTCCAGTGGGTATTTTCTCGCTTGAGATGAGCCGGAAACAGATTCTCCAGCGCCTCCTCTGTATGCAAGCAGGGATAAACGTCTCTCGATTACGGCGAGGCGTGCTGGAGCCATGGGAGGTCGATGAGTATGAAATTGCCTGTGACGCCGTGCGCGAATGGCCCATTTACATAGACGACACCCCCGCCCTTACTATCCCCCAGATGACGGCCCGTATGCTGAAAATGAAACGCGCCTACGACATTAAGCTGTGGATCGTAGACTATCTACAACTCATGACCGGAGAGGGGGAGTCAGAGAATCAGCAGGTGAACTCCGTGAGCAAGGGCCTCAAGGGCCTCTCCAAGGTCCATGACGAGCCGGTAGTGGTCCTCAGCCAGTTGAACAGGAGCGTGGAGGCACGGTCAGACAAAAAGCCTCAGCTGGCTGACATGCGAGGCTCCGGTGGTATTGAGCAGGATGCTGACTCCTGTCTCCTTCTCTACCGTCCCGGCTTCTATCCCTACCTGAGGAGCAACTGGAAGGGGAAGCACGACATCAATACCTACGCTGAGTTGATAGCGGAGAAGACACGTTTCGGGCCTACGGGGATCATCCCCCTGCAATGGGTACCGGAGAGGGCAGAATTTAAGAATGGATAAGCGGAGACAGCAATGTCTAATGGCCTGAGCAACAAACGCAAGGGAACCCGCGTCGAGCGGGAGATGGTAAAGAAGCTGGAAAGTGAGGGCATCCCGGCGTGGAGGGTCCCCATGTCAGGAGCACTCGGCGGGAGCCTGAACTCTGATATCAAGGTCGGCCCCGACAAGGAGTTCGACGTTGAGGTGAAAGCACGAAAGGGGGGAGGGGGATTTGCTGTGATCGAAAAGTGGTTGGGGTCCAACCACCTCCTTTTCCTTAAGAGGAATCATGCGGAGCCGATGGTGGTCATGGAATGGACGATGTTCCTTGGGCTGATGAAGGCCAAACTGAAAGAGGACGAAGTTGACAAGGCACTCGACTGGCTTGCAGACGAGGGAATGGGGACCGGTGCCGCCGCCTTGGAGAATCGCATGAGGGGAAACTGAACAACAAGGTTCCAGTAGCCGCCATCTCAATCCTCAAACATATCTAAATCAAAAATACCCAAAGGCTTCTCGATTTTCAGATCCTTCAGTTTCTCATTTCCGACCAGAAGCTTGGTTCCTCCTGAGATATACCGTTTCCCGTCGGGGTCTTTTTTAATCGTGTAAAGATAGAAAGTTGTTTTCCACAAGTTTACCCTTACGATACGCCCGGGCCGTCCGTCGACGACGACGATGTCGTCGTTGTTATAGTCATTTCCCACAAAGACGATTAGCCCCGCCAATATCGATTCTATCGTCGATTTAAAAAACAGCAGGACTAAACCAGCCAGAAACATCCAGCCATATTCGCCCAATAAAACACTTACGTTCCCTTGTATAGCTGTTTCTATTTGCTGTAAATTCTCCGTGCCATCCATTTCCATGCTCTTTCCGACTTTCCGGCAGAAAGACGAGTGGCGCCATGTGCGCCCCTAAGGCACGCTAAGTGTCCTTAGGATGCCTTATTTAACACCAATCGGCAGAAAAAGGGAATCATTCCCTTTTTCCGGGAATTACTCCCGTTAATGCTCTATCTTACTTGCCAGATTCAGAGCTTGCAAGACTCTGAAACCAATGTGATCGGCTGACAGATCTGCTGGAGGCTGGCGTCCGACGGGGCGTTCGTATGGCTGGGAGGACGTGGGCGTTGTGTGGGTTGCTGCCGTATAACGAGGAACTCAGGGCGAAGAAGGGAGCCCATAGACGAAATCACCCAAACCCTGCGCGGCTGGAGAAGGCAGGGTTATGAGTGAAATGATTTCTTATATACCATTACCCAAGTAACTGGCGGGCAATCTGCCCTGCTGGCGGCTGCGCCCGGGCCCTGCTTCGACGCCCCCTGCGCTTCCTCCGACGGCGACGCTTCGATGGGGCAACCCGACGGAGCCTTTTTGGAATCTCGCCTTCCGCCTCAAGTTTCTGTTTTATTCCAGTGAGCGCCTCACGCAGAGCGTACGCCTGACCCCTGAGAACGCGCTCCTTGTCCACATTCATGAGCTTGATTCCGGCCAGTTCGCTGAGGAGTTGTGCCGGAAGCTCATCACGCTTGCCGGCCTTAATCATTCTCTGGGCCTTGCCAAAGGTCGGGACCAGTGTCATGAGGGCATGCTCAGTTGTTTTATCCAGCCACGGCAGAACCTTTGACGGTTCGCCGGGATATTTCTCAATCGGACGGTCGAGGAAGGTGGAGTAACCTCTTTCAGGAAGCCATTCCCCGGCCAGTTTAACAAAGGGCGTCAGGGACGACGCCATGTCCTTGTAGTTAAGCCTGTTCAGGTCCTGAAAGGGCAGGTTCGGATTAATGTAAGTCGGCTTCCCGTCCATAATGATCGGCAACCTGACGGCGTGCAGCTCTTCGTAGTAGTCGGGGGTCGGAATATCCCTCCAGTCTGAGGTGATCCCCTCGACCGCATCCATGAATTTCGGGATTATTGCATAGCGTCCCGGGTCCTCAAAAATCGCTTGCATCTGAAGTGGAATATTGAAACGCATCCATGTATAGAAGGGGGCGACCGAACGCATGACGGTGTCCTCAAACGGCGTCAGACCATTGTCATAGTCGAACAGATACTTCATTACGGAGTTGCCTGAAGTCACTTCATCGCCTGTTTTTTCCAGCTTGTCTATGAAGTGCGCTCCCCGCGCATTGTTCTCAAACATCCGACCCATCGCGCGATTCCATCGCATCAACGGAGCCGAATGCCCAAACCACCGAGAGAGGTATTCTCCTGCCCCCTCAATCTTTTCGCCCAACGTATCCCGGGTGGGCCTGAGATCGACAGCTTTCTGAGCAACCTCCGCAGCCCGTGAGCCCAGAGGCTCGGTAATCCCCAAGCCGAACATGCGGTCGAAGGCAGCTCTGGTCTCATCGTTCAGCTTCCGATTAATGGGGGAGCCAACCATGACCTCGTAGATGTCCTCCATCCAGTCCGTGGTCTTCGCCATCACCTCCTGAAGATCTCGCGTCGGAGCCACCCCCTCGCGCATGTATTGCTCAAGGGCTCGGGAAAACTTCTCCTCTGCCTGAACGCCCCACTTCCCGTCCTTCACCTTGGCCCACTTCTCAAAGATGGCGAGATCGTCGGGGTCAATGTCTGAGCGTCGGAAAAAGTGACCAAGCTCGTGAATAATCGTGGAGACGTCGGCATTCTCGAAGAGGTTAATCATCGACCGCCCGTCTTCGGCAAACTGGATCGCCCCCTTTACATTGCCTCCTGCTCCTCCTCGCTGGAAGGAGGGGTCTCCAACTCGGTTGATGGGAGGGGCTCCGGCGAAGGCTTCGTCAAGGGCTCTTGAACTTCGCCCAACGGGGAGGTCGTCAAGTCCCCAGCCGTGTCGCTGGTTCCACTCATTGAAGGTTTCTCTGTAGTGGCGGTGAAGTTCACTATATATCCTTCCCGGTAAATCGGATGGTCCTCCCGTAGAGGCTCCCATCCTGATTTTCGCAATAGCCGTTCCAAACTCTCTTTCGGCATAAGTCTCTCCCGCGTAAGTATAAAACTCTTTCCTGATGTCCCCTTTTCCGATGGCCTTATCGACCCGGGCAATCAA